ATAGTTCTAATCGCATTGATGTCATTATCCGCTGTTGCCACTCTATTTTCTGTTTGCAATAAACGTGTTGCAACAAATTGTAAGTCAGCAGGGATAATTAGTTTTCTAGGTTTTGCAGCAATTAACAAACCACGCTCATCAGTCCAGTTAGAGATTTGAATAACTGATGCTTCCAAAGAAGTTTCATTTAAATCAGATCCCACAGTTGGTCTGTTAGAGTTTGTGCCACCTGAAACTAATGGGTGTGCAGTATTACAAAGTGTAACACCATCCCCATAAGTAAAATCAGTATTAAACGCATTGTTTAATATATTTGCAGCTTTAGTTTGTTTTGTATAAGCCATTGCTCTAGCCAATGCTTTAGTATATCGAGCTGATAAAGAATCATAGAGGTTATCCTCCATTGCTTCTTCAGTAATCGAAAATCCCATTGCAATGGTTTCATGGTTATATCTTGCAGCAAATGCTTCTTGAGCGTTGTCAAAAGTTATCGCTTCACCTTCTTGTTTTACAGGCGCTGCTGAAAAACCAGATAGCTTGGCTTCTTCTTCAAACGATCGTTCTGAAGTTTCTTGCTCAAAAATTTGTTGATGTTCCTCACCGTATTGAGCGTACTCAAGCCCAAAAAGAGCATTAAGTCCCGGCAAGAGTTCTTTTAATAATTGCGCTCTACTTATAGCCATTTACTTAATCCTCCTTACAGACCAGTAGCTACATGATAAGCGTGTCCACCTTTTTGGATATTACTATCTTCATAAGGTGCGTTCCACTTAACAATAACTTCTGTAAAATTACCACTTGAGTCCGCTGTTTCTTCAACAACGTCCACAATACGCATTGGTAAAGTTAATGTAGTAGCAATACCGTTAATAGCAACTTTAGAGTTACCTGTAACCGTGCTACCTGCATTTTGTACTAATGCAGCATTACTACCAATAGACGTATACCCTGTGCCAGCTATCGTTGTACCAGAAGATACAACAGCAACTTTATACAGCGTATTAGGATCATCAACTACATAAGCCTTGATGTCAGATGCCACTGTACTAGCAGGGTAGAATTGTTTAAAAGTTTTAGTGTTTGTATTAGGGTCTGTAAAAGTACAACCCATAAATACGCCGATTACGCCAGTAGTAGCAGTCGTGCTAGTACCTGTATCTTTTTCAAGAGTTCCGTCTGCTACTCTTTTAACAACGTCCCCAAAAAAGATATTGGTGTTATAGTTCGAAGCTATAGTTATCTGGCGTGTTGAACCCGCATATGGTGTTCCGCCAATTAAATTAATTGGTATTAATCCATATGGGGCATCTACAGTTGGATAAGCCATTTGTAAAATTCCTCACTTAACAGAAAGTTAAAACCGTGCGCTATTTCCCGTTGCCTGTTCCAAAAGTAACCTTAGTAGATTTATTTTTAAAAAGAGGCATACGAGGGTCATCTTCACGCATGTAGTTATTATCGACAGACTCTGTATTTTGCCGTGTTCGTTGGGCAACATACTCATCTCTCTGTTGAGTAAGCTCTTCGTCAGTTTTGCAGAGAAGCAGCCCACCTATCTCTATCGCATCGTTAAATTGACTGTTGGGGTCAGGCATAGTAAATGCTTCGGGATGTTCCGATGCTTTTACAGGTTCCCATCCTTCTCTAAACTTAGAGGATACATTCTGGGCATCACGTTGTCCCATACTGCTTACACGGATAAAACGATATGATTTTCCCGGTTCCTGATCTATGTTTGGTAACAATTCAGGGGGAGACCATTTTTTAGGTCGTTTATCTGTGTTACGGGAAGAATGTTCCCTAGTAGTGCGAGTTCGCCCTTCTGTTTTTTTATCTTCCACGTTATACCTCCAACTTTAATTTTTCACGAACATATTGTTCGGGGGAAAGACCTAACCTTTTAGCCAGTCTAACTTCCGAGTTTGTAAGCACAACTCTTTTAGAGCTAGTGCTACGTTTCGCAGGAGAAACTACAGTTTTTTGTGCCTGTTCTCCACTTCCGTTTGTAGAAGGTGTTCCCTCTGCTTCCTGCTCAAACTTTTCAGGAAATCTTTGCCGCATTTCTTTGTCAATGGCAGCATAATATTCATCTGAAGTTGGGTCAACACCTTGATTCACTAATGTCTCATGTGTGCCAAACGCCAGACTTGTCATCGCACGATCTATTCCCCACCAACTTTTATTGCGTTCTTGCCACGCTAACGCCTTTGCATCTGCTTGGGGCGCTTGTTGATAGTTAACAGATGTCTCTGATTCTTTATTTACACTATCTTCTTGTGTTTGTAAAGCCTCCTCTGAATATCTAGGTACATATTCTTCTGCTTTTGCCATGTTTAATTTAGCTGTAGCTAATTTTTCACTAGCTTCTGCAACTAAATCTGCATCGCCTGCATCATAGGCTTCTTTAAATGTTTTCTTTGCTAGAGCTAATTCATGCTCTGCGCTGCTTTTAGAGTTGTCCATTAAGACTTTTTCACCTTGAGTTAGGTGTTGTCTTAACAATTTGTTCTCTTCAATCGCCTGTTTTGCTAGTTTAGCAGCATGATCTCGTTCTTTAATTGCTGCTTCTTTAGCTCTTCTTTCGTCATTCCAGACCTTTTTTAGCTGTTTTCCTTTCTCTTTTGTATACTCATCAAGCTCATCTTTCTCAAGATTTTCTACAATTTCCTCTGGCATAGACTCTCTACCCTTATCTTCTTCGGGAACATCGTCTACAATTTCTATTTCAAACTCACTGGTTTCCTCCTGTTTGGCAGGAGCTTCTTGTTGCGGTGCATCAATTACAGTTTCGTTTGTTTCAGTTTCTTCTAATGCTGTTTGTGGCATTTACGTATCCTCTTGATTTTATTAAAGTTATTGTCTTTGAATACCCCTTGGATCTTCTACTACTGCTTCTACAGAATCATCATTAATAATTCTGAAAGCCTTGCCGTGAATGTGTAAACGAGTGCCTGTATGAGGTCTTACCAGAATAAAGTCTCCTTTTTTACACCACGGACCTGTGGGAAACTTGTTAGTATCCCCGTAACAATCTGGTCCTAACTCAACGACAAATAACACGGTGGCTAGTATTTCTTCGGTTTTTTGTGTTTCACTAGCTTTTAATAGTCCGCTGTCAAATTTTTCCTCTATATCAGGAACTGCACATAGAATGTGATAACCTTGTGGTTGAGGTAGTTGTGTTGCTTTTTTGTCGTCTATACTTTTGATATTTGTTGTTTTAGTCATCTTCATTAAACCTTTTTTGTAGATCTTCAAGATATTCTTTTATGGAATTTAATCCACTTACCACACCGCATACATATTTGTATTCAGCATAATCCTGAATACTACCACTACTTAGCTTTTGAAGTAAATTATTATGTTTAATATTAATCTCTTCAAGTACCAGATCATAAGCATCCATTATACTTGTTCTCCCGATCCTGCGTCTTTAGTTAAAGAAGCGCCTATTTTTGTACCCTCTAATAACTGTTTAACCTGTAATTCTTCGTCACTTTTTGCAGCATCTGCTAGGAGTCTAGCCGCAGTTTGTTTTTCTTGAGACTGGATACGAGCTGCCTCAAGTTCTACCGTGGCTTGGTCTTTAGCTGTTTTACGTTGAATTTCAGCTTCTTTTAGCTGTAATTCTTTCTGTTGCATTTGTACAACTGGGTCTTGTGCTTGTTGCGCTGCCTGTTCTTGCGCTGCTTGTCCCTGACTTTGTTGTAGTAATTGCTCAGATGCGTCTGCAACCAGACGTGAAAGTTGTACTTCCACATCTTCTGGTAGTTGTTCATCCAACGGTGGTAATGGTACACCTAACTGCTCTTCTAGTCTAATTCTATACAAGAACGCCACATGTTCCGCTATATGTGCCTGTATAGCTGCCTGCATTTGTGGAGCCTGTGGATTATTTTCTAATACTTTAAGAATTAATGGATCTTGAATAGCGTTGGTGTGAACTCTAATGTGTGCTTCATGATCCTGATAACTAAATGCTTTAACAGGTTTACTGTTTAGTATATCCATATTTTCAGAAACAGGGTTAGTTGGTTTCTGTTCTTCTTCAGAAGGAATTAACTTCTGCACATTTTCTATACCAATAGTTTCTAACATTTGTTTGTGTAATTCAGGTATGTCATATATTTGCGGTGCAGATGCAGCTAACTGCATGACTGTCTGATACTGCACCACCTTTTGTGCCATAGTTGATGAATTAGGATTGGCAACAGGCACAATCTCTACCATATCGTAATCAGCTTTCTTAACTTGTTTTGTACCTTTATCAGGTTCGTAACTATAAGTGTCAGAAGTATCTTCTTTAATAATTTTTGCTAACAACTGAAACTCTTGTTTCATTGCCGCATAAACACGAGACTGTACCGCCGACATTACTTTTAATGTGCGTTCTAAAATTGCAAGCGTAGTACCAACCGGAGACTGTGATGACATGTCACTAATTTTTAAATCAGCAATAGATGCAAACCGTCTGCCTTCTTCAACAATGCTTTGCATTAATTGAAATAAAACCTGACTTGGTTCTTTGTATGGTAGTGGCATAATGTTTTCTTTTAATGAACCACTAGGAATATCTACATCACGAAACTCTGCTGGTTGAATAGGTGTGTCATCACCTTTAACTCGCATACCTTTAGTTTTAAAACCACCGGGTAAATTAGCTAAAGTTCCTGCATCAACTAACTGTCTAATTAAAGATGTACCTGACTTAGCAAAAGAACCTAACAAATGCACTAAACCAAAAGCATAAAAACCAAAACCGGGTATGTAAGGATAATGCACAAAGTGTTGTCGTTTTATTTTTCTAGGATCATCTTCCATCCAATTGCGTCTTATAGCTAATACAACATTAGAAGTTTTTTCTACAGTTATAATGTAAGGTAGTCCAATACCTGTTTCTTTACCTTTGTCATCTTTATCTTCATACCCTTCAAGATCGATATTTACATGAAACTCAAGAATCTTATAACGATCATCAGAAGTAGCACTAAACCCCATGTTTTCTGCTATTTTCTTTTCAATATCATCTAAGTATCCACCTTCAGGTTTTTCTAATTCTACATCTCTATAGAAGCCAGCTACCTGCAGTTTGCGTACATCATTTTCTGATTGACGCATAACATGTGTTACCCGCTCCGCATCATCTAAACTACTAGCGCCATACGGCACTACCATATCTTCAGCGGGTACATAAATAGAAGCGGGTCTGCCTGTGTTGTTATCATAATATACTTTTTTAAAAGCGTTACCCGCTAAACCTAAACCCCATAACATGCGCTCATGTTCAGCCCTATATTCAGGCATTTTTTCCTGTATATAGTAATTCATGTTATCTGCTACATTAACTGCGGCAGCTTTGTTTTCAGGAGTTTCTTTACCAATAATTTTTGTTTTTACTGGACCACCTGCAGGTAAAGTTTCCATCACGGTTTCTGATTGGAACTTAACCAACGCTTCAGATAATAATGGGTGGTATACACCACAGCATCCTGACCACGGCTCAGTGCGTTCTTCTATTTTTAAACCAAGCAACTCCATGCCATCCGCATAAGTTTGAAGCCAGTCTTTACGAGAACTTAAATCACTTTCAAAATCTTCCATCAACATGCTGGATATTTCATTAAGTTGATCTTCATCCATATCCTCTGCGAGGTTTTTATAGAATGGATTTTCTTTTTCAGATATTTCTATCTCTACAACTCTGGTTAACTCACCTTCCGGCATAGCATCAAATTCTATAACCGTGCTTAAGTCCTCTTCCATTTCCTCCTCAAGTTCAGAAACAGGTCTACCATCAGG